ACCTGGTCAATGCGCTGGTTTCCCCACCAATCGCACGGGCCACCAATGTGGCAGCTGCGCCCAAATCCATCTCCTTCGCTGCCGCAAGATCAAGAACCGCCGGCAATGCTTTCATGGAATCTTCATAGCTGCCGGACACGCTGATTAAATCCATCAGCGCGGACCGTTGGGCCTCATCCCCGAAGTTTGTTTTTGCTTGCAGGGCGCTGATTACTTCCTCAATAGCGTCCTTTTGACCTGCGTAGCTTTCCCCGATGTTAAGTAACGCCTGGTCAAGCTGTCTTATTCCGATAACTTCTTCCTGTAGACTTTTCAGCGAAACCGCGCTTAACGTCGTAAAAGCCCCACCCAATGCGGTCAGGCCCACGCCAATCTTTTTCCGGTGGCGTTCAAAAGCTGCGCCCATCTTGCCGAAGCCAGTTTGAACCTGCTGGATGCCCTTTACAGCGCCAGAACTATCGGCCCCTATGCTGATTTCAACTTCATTCGCCATTGTTTTCTTCCGGGTTTCCTTCCTGCACTATTGCCAACATCCTGAGAATTGTTGCCGATTCATCCATCAGCTGGGACGGTAAACAACCATAACGCTGACAGATCCCGTCAATCAGTTCCGCTTCTTCCAGTTCCCAGGGCTTCCTAACTATTCGCCCATCTCGGTCGATAGCGCCGCCAACGCTTCTATATCGCCGGATGGCTGCCCTAAAGGGTCGGACACCCCCGACACCTGTTCCACCCACTCGGCCACGATCTGCATGGCCATTTGTAACGGTATGCCCATCATGCCTTCACCGTTGGCCGGTAATGGTTCGCCGGTGGGATCTTCCAGGTTCCACTCAGCCAGGGCATGGTCCCCGAATAACGTGGCCATTGCCGCCTGATCTTCTGCATCAGCGGCGGCCCTCAGCTGGGCGTAATACTTCATGGAAACATTCAACCGACAAACAACCCACGCGCCTTCATATGAACCCGTCAGCTTGAACCTGACAAGCTCCTCGGGTATACGAAAGCCGCCGGTTTTGCCTGTAGCGGGTTTACTCCCGTTGGTGGTGGTCATACTATGCCCACGTCGGAACTGCGCCACCTGATAGGACCCCGTTGGTTGACCAGGTGCATGACCCGTCTGTCCCACGGCTTATAGCGTAGTCGGTATAAAACGCCTCACATGCCAACGTCTGGCCCGATATCGCGATGGTGGTGGTTCGTGCCACGCTGGTGGATGGGACCGTCTTGAACACGTCGTGGGCCATGTTGCTGGCATCATCAAATACGCCATTCAGCGTAACCGTAAAATCTGCCAATAATAGCAGCCGTTCCCGTGCGCTCTTATCCAATCCCGTGATGTCCTGTTCTTCCCTGGGTGTTGCAAAATCCAGGTTGGTTATATCGTTTGATATAGTCCTGGCGCTTCCACCCGAATCGTCAACCGCGACGCTCATTCCCAAGCCCGATTCCTTAGCCATTTCTGACCCCCTTTATCCTGTATAGTGTGTCGTTCATTTCATCAACCCATTGATACGGGTTTAGTAATTGCCCGTCTTTTTTCATTACTGATTCCCGTTCCAGTTCCACCCGGTGCTTGTTGGATCGACCGGTGAAACATTCCTGACCAGGTGCGAAGATAAACTCGACCATCGTGTCCCCCACCCGTCGTTCCTGGCAGTTCATTTTCAAAGTCCTGATAAACTCCGCATGGCCTCGGTGTACCGGGTCGCTCATATTTAGCACCGTTTTCCACCCCAGCCGGTATTCCTGGCAATCCACATCAGCACAGGACGCAATCCTGGAATGGCTGCCCCTCGGCCTGGTGATCGTCCAGTGTGTGTGGGTGTTGGTCATAAGCTGACGTCATCCTGGGCAGTGCCGCGCCTTACCGTCACAACAATGACCGCGTTGCTGAATGTCCCCGTGGTGTTGATTCTCAAGTACCGTTCCACGGCTCCGCTGGCCGTTATCCTCTCGGTTGCTCCTGCACTGGCAGCGGTAAAGGCTGCCACGTTTGCGAAGGCGTCACTGGACCCGTTATCGGATGACCCCTGGACCGCTACCGTTGCCGTTCCGCTGGCAATACTTACAAGGTGCAGATAAGCCACCAAACCGTTGGAAGTGGCTGCCCCGTTGTCTACGCTGGCAGTTGCCCCCGCGCTGGAATGGGTATCAGAACCGGCAGTCAATAGAACGCCCCAATCCGGGGCCGTTCCCGTTGAATTGCAGTTAACATCAAAGGTCAAACTTCCATCGGTTCCACGTGTCCCGTTATAGTCAATCTGCTTGGCTACCATGCTGACGGCGGGATCCCCTCGGGTTCCGCTAATTAGCCACGATATCTGGACGTCAGTGGTCGGCAGTCCCGACAATGCGGCGTGTTCCTGGCCAGTGGCGTCGTTGAAATAAGTCGTGAAGGATATGTTGCCGTCTGCCAGCCCCATCACCCGTTCATGGGCCGAAGCGTTAATGGCCGTCACGTCAAGGGCTTCCCGTGGTGTTGCCATCGTTCCAATGCTGGCCACGTCACCCGATAGATCATAGCTTGATATATAAAATTCCTGCCCGAGTCCGCTTCTTTTTGCCATCGTTCACCCCTATGGTGTAATTGTTATTTCCCCGTATATGTCAATCTCAAATGGGATGCTTACCGTTCGATAATAAGCGTCCCCAATTTGCATATTGACCACCGTGCCAGCGCCCACCCTGGAATCGGTGCAGTTACCGCCCAGGTTGGCGTCGCTTCTCAACTTGGAATCAATGTTTACCATTGCATCCCATATATCCAGTTCAATCGCTTCCTGTACTACCCGAGACGACTGCAGCCGCCAATAGGCCCGAACCATGATGGTCGTTGTGCTGCCTATGTCCCCCAGGGTCTGGTGGTTATCTACCCGACCATTGACCCAAAAACAAACCACTGGCGTCCCTGCCAGTGCTAATGGTTCGGCCCTGATTACCCCCACAAATGGCGGGTCGGTAATCTCGGACAATAGCGCGTCTATTCGATCCAATGCCCCACTTCTGGTCACGGTTGGCCGCCTAGTAATTCAATTATGGGATCCCCGATATATTTGTCCCCGAAGCGCTCGGCATTTTGTTCCAGTCGTTTGGTTGTGTTCTCAAACATCCCGTAGAGCCCCTCAACCTTGGCCGCGTATTCGATATTGCTTCCACGCATACTGGAACCAGCGTCAACCCGTGCCTGGCTATCCCCACGCAAACTGGCCCACACATGGTTCCGCAAATTACCCGTCAGGCGTCCATGCCCTGGGTATAATTGCTCTTTGACATCATTGGCCCCTTCAAATATCGCCAGATCTAAAAGCCCACGGTTGATGATGGGCTGGAATTTGGCAACTGTGGCATCGTCAAACATTGGCCCCGTTGCCTTTATATTTACCTTGAAGGATTCAGCCATTAAAAGATCACCCCCCTAGACGTGCCAGTGGCGCGGTAATCGGCAATGGTCATCAACACCGACCGGATTTCCGATTCGCTGGTGGTCATTGATTCGGTTCCACCCCCAATGGTTCCAGCTGAACCCATGTCCCGGTTCCGAAACATAAGTTTGCCAATATCAAGACACGCCTGGACGATCAGCGGCGGGTAATCGTAGCGGGAAGCATTTGCCCCGCCCGAATGGGTTGCCGCCGTGGTCCCATTGACCCCACGTTCAACGGTCAGGGTGTTCCCGCTGATACTGGTTATATACATCTGCTCGCTATCTATAAGCACCGTCTGGGCCGGTCCGAAGTTGGCCGCCGAACTGACACTGACCGACGTGGCCGTGGTACTCGCTACCGCGTCCGCAGTAGTCACCAGGATGGTGTCGTTTGTATATCCCCACTCCCCCAGGATGGTCAACGTTTGCTGGCCAGCATCCAGGGTGTCGGCGGTATCTTCGTTCAGCTTGAGAATTGTTTTCGGTGAACTGTTATAGGGCATCAGGAAATAGTCGGCGTTATATCCTGCCGTCAAAACCGTGTTATTGTCCCTGGCGGTTCCATCGTAGGCCGTCACCGTGGTGGCAGATATTAGCCAATCGGTCAGCCTGATAATGGGGACCATTTCCGAAGTGGTTCGGATAGCATTGCGCCCACCCACCATGAACGGCTGAACCGAGTCCCGCAGATTACCGGAACCTATGTCGAACGCATAGGTTGCCGTAACCGGTCCGAAGGTTCCACCGCCGCAATATAAATCAATGCGGTCACTGGCGCCTTCCAGCACACGCCGAAGCGTGGCAGCGTCGGCAGTCCATCCGCTGGAATACGTTGTCCCTGCCAGGTAATCCCGCAGGTCATCGGCTGTCGCGTATGTGTGGCGCGTTACCATCTACTATTTATCCTCGGCCGTTTCTGCTTCTTTGTTTTCTTCGGTTTCCTCGGCCTTTTCTTCGGTGGCTTCCTCGGTGGAATCGGTGTCCCCGTCCACATTCTGGAAGTAATTGGGATTAGCTTTAAGGGTTGCCGCCGGGACGTCGTATTCCACGCCGGCTTCATAGGCCAACCCGGTCGCCCCATTGGTAAAGTTCTGGATGCAAAGTTTCTTGGCCATCATTCCTCCAAAGTTGGGCGCGGGACCGTAGCCCCGCCCCCTTATAGTGTTATTTCGTCCAGATTAGGCGGCTCGTGGGATCTTGAACGCCTCGGCCAAGCCGACTTGTCCATCACCCCGGCGGGTTGCGAAGAACCCGACCTGGTCATTGCCCATGTAGAGGTCGTCATTTCTGCGGATCGTGAACCCTACACGGTCAAAGATGTAATACTGTTTGAAATCGCCGAAAATGGCGATCTTTTCGGTGGACGTGATATTGCCACCCAAGCCACTCGTTACATCGGTTAGGACGTTCGGCTTGCCGAGGATGAAGTCGGCCGGTGCAGCGGTTAGACTTGGGATGCTATGAACGCCAGCGGCGGTTATAGCGATTGAATTGACCAGTGCTGCTATGGAAGATTTCATCACCCACGAAGCATTGGCCCGGTGCTGGGCATTTAGGGCGTAGTAGGTCCCAATCAGGTCAGCGCCCACAACCGAAGTCGCGTTGGCCATCGTGTAGAAAGCCACCGACGCGTTGGACATGATACCGGCGTATTGGGTCGTATCATTCCCCGAGATAATTCCGGTGTCCTCAAACTGCCCGGCGGCTTCCTGGAATATCTGCGAAAGCAGTGCCGGAAGGTTGATGGCCGAGTCGTCCAATAATTCCCGGCTGACCTTGACAAGCCCGCCGGATTTCTCGATGGAAAAAGTCACCTGGCCCACGGTTGGCGTGGACTCGCTTGGTGCTGCTTCTTCCGCTATTGCTGCCCAGGTCGCGCTGCCCATCGTGGGTATATACCCATCCTTGGATGCTACCCGGATAACGTTGCAGAGCGGGCGCAGCTGGGACCCCGGAACTCCTGGGTCATGGACTACCTGATTGATGAATTGCTCCGGGACGAA